TCCTACAGCCATTGATCGTCTTCGGCGTTACCGTTGCTGGCGTTGCAATACCGGAGCTGCCTACATTTGACATGGGCAGCTTGCTGACAGTTATGATGGGGATGCTCGGCCTGGGCGGTCTCCGCAGTTACGAAAAGAAACAGGGGCTAACGAAATGAGCAAGGCAATGGCAACGCTCCAAGCTAAAATCGGCGCAACAGCTGATGGCGAGTTTGGTCCGAATACAGCGCGAGCAATCGCAAAACACTTCAACCTATCACCGGCGCGTGGCTCTCACTTGATGGGTCAGGCGTCGCATGAGAGCGGCGGCTTCAAGCGCACCCGTGAGAGCCTGTATTACAGCACGCCAGAACGCATCCAAGCTGTCTGGCCATCTCGCTTTCCAACCGTTGAGGATGCGGAGCCGTATGCACGAAACCCGGCTGGGCTTGCTGGCAAGGTCTACGCTGGCCGCATGGGGAACGAAAATGAAGCACAAGCCAGCTTGTACATCGGTCGAGGATTTCTTCAGTTGACAGGGCGCAATAATTATCGCTCCTTTGCGTCTGACATGGGTGTGCCAAAGGTTATGACCGACCCAGACTTGGTGGCTGACGAATATGCCTTCGAGACTGCGCTGTGGTTCTTCAATAAGAATGGATTGTTTGCCATTGCCGACGAGGGCGTAACGGATGACGCCATCAAGCGCATCACGCGCAAGGTGAACGGCGGCTATCACGGGCTGGATCATCGGAGCATCGAGAGCAAGAAAATCCACACCTGGCTTTTAGCTTAGTCCGGTTAGCTAAGTGGCCAGGCAAGATCAGAAGGCCAGTGCATCGGTGGGTAGGGCGGGAGAGCATTTAGCTCTCGCCTACTTGTCGCTCGCTGGTTACTCTTGCACGCTATGCCAGATCAAAGATCACGATGCGTATATACAAACGGACACACAGACGTTGACCTTGCAGGTGAAGACCGCAAGCAAGACGCATAAAACTACCAATAGATACGCATTCCACACGCCCAAAAAGAACGTAGGCGTGTCAGACGTGTTTGCGTTTGTGGCAATTGATTTGGGCGCTGTGGTCTTCCGCCGGGGAGACGAGCTGACCTCCGTTACGACATACATTTCACCAAAGGAATTTATGGATGAAGAGCAGTCAATGCAAAAAACATTCGACAGCTTTAAATAACCGCTTGTGACCGAGTGCGGCTTTGATTACAAAGTTTGAGTGGGTGGCTATCATCACAAGATAAAATCGACTTACCACGGGAATGGTGGTTGTTTAGCCTAGTGTGACGTTGCTACCAAATGTGCCAGCATTCAATTCAACGGCCACCCACACGATTACTAGAATATAATACCCACCAGCGCCATGAGGCCAGCGCCGCATATGAAGCCAATGGCGCATCCAAGTGCGCCTGCAATGTGCAATTTGCGCTCCAGCTCTTCGTCAGTCATTATACATCCTCCTCAAACTTATTCGACAGCGCCTTGATCGGCTGCTTGCTGAACACCCAGCGCCACTGCGGCTTAGTGTAGCCAGGAACCTTAACAAAATCACGCACTCGGTACAGCTTGCCAGCGTCCGCCATGTTGTTGAGATAGCTTGAGGTGCGCGCAATGCTGTCACCGAGCATACCGGCGCCCTCAGAGGCTGTAATGCGCTGGTCATAACGCAACATGCGGAAAAGATGCTCACCCTGCTCTATGCCGTGCTGACGGCGTCTCTCGGCCAGCTCAACGGCGCTGGGGTGCATGGTTGACTTGCGAGCTTGCATAGACGGCAACGGTTCACGGTTGCCCAGCTTATGCTGCAACTTCTCAAACTCAAGAAGGCAGTGACCGTAAGTGATCTCATAGCGTTCATGCTTGTCCTTCACACCCTCAAGGCTGGCCTTCAGTCTGGCTTCGGCAGATCGCTGATCGCGGACCTTAGCTTCTCTAGCAGCGCGCCTTGCTCTTGCAGCCTCTGCTGCAACGCTGGCCTCATGGCTGTCTTCGGTTCCGACAGCAGGATTGAGTTCACTCTTTCCAGCCGTTTTATATATTGCATTATTAGGTCCATATTCACGACGTTTCCTTTTCAGTTTGATGTTAAGTTTGCTGGTAATACGACCAACTGTTGAGGGCGTGACGCGCAGAAAGTCTGCGATTTCAGTTTGCGACATATCCATTTCGGCGCACTGGATAACCTGGTCAATCAATTTTTCTGAGTTGCTCATTCGTCTTCCTCCAACGGCTTAATCTTGCCATCGCCATTACAATTATCGCAAGTTTCAATTTCACAGCCAAAGTCGCCATGCCAGGTTGCGCTTTGGGCAACCCAGACCTCACGCTCAACGGTGCCATCACCATCGCATTCAGGACAGTTTATTAGGTTGCTCACGATCAAACCTCCACAAAATCAGAGGCGTTCATGGCCCACAGGATAAAGTTGGGTTTGGTCAGGCCGACGCGGTTATAGACAGCAGCCTTGGCAATGCGTCCGGCGGTAAAATTGCGCTGGGCCGAGTTACCTGCGGTCTTGCTGTCAATATTAAGATAGTCAGCAATCTCGGCGGTAGTGCAGTATTTCGTCTCACCAATGTAGGCAAAGACAGCCTTGTCGAGCTTCTGCGGCGACAATGGCTCTGGCTCCGGCTCGGGCAGCTCAATGACCTCTGCGGTGGTCTCAGGCTGCGGGAACTTAACGCCGTTTTCAATCTTGATTGCCATCCAAGGCGTCGAGCTGGCCTTGTCAGAGTAATTGGGAATCAAGACAACATTGATGCTATCGCCAGCGTTGACTGTGTGGCCCTCGATAACACCCGCTGGGATAAACACGCCCTCAGTGGTCTCTGGGTCATAAGCAAACGCAAAGCCGTGAAAGTGGACGTTGGTTACGATGATTGATTTAGTGTGCATTACATTGTTCCTTTGATAAGTAATGGGATTGCAAAGAGGGCGATGATGAAGACGATCTCGCCAGCGATTTCAAGTTTATGTTTCATTGTTCGTTTTCCTTGTGCTGGTGGGGAGCCGAAGCTCCCCGGTTGATTAGATGTCAACAATCTCGATGGTGTGAGCTGCGTCAATCCGAGCAAGGCGCTCGGCGTTCTTTTCGCGCGCCCATGCCATCATTGATGATGTTGCATTAGGCCCATCGTACCCATGTGCAACCAACCACTTTCGAACGCCGGGATATGCGCGGGTCGGCATATATAACCCAAACTCATAAACCTTGTCGCTCATCGCGCCCCGCGCCGTCTTAGCTGCTCTTGTGCGGTCAAGGCTATGGCCGCTTGCAACTACCTTTCCGTCTGACTTGCGCGTGATTGCCCATGCGGCTTTTACGTTGCGGTGGCCCTTGTATGTGTCAGTGAAGCCGTTGCTGAATGTTGCGATAATTGTCATATCCGTGTTCCTTTGTTCCTGTTTATACAATCACATTAGTCCATAAAAAATCCTATGTAAATGCCCAATTTGCACTTGCGCTAACTTTTTTTAGGATGTAACGTCCTATCAAATTAACTTTGGAGGGTGACATGAAGAAAGAAAGTAGAGTGGTCTTAACTGAGGCCCAGCATGAGGCGCTGACACTGGCCGCCGAGCGTGCTGGCATGGCGCTGGCCACGTTTATTCGGTCGGCAGCTATTAATGCTGCGGCCAACGTAGGGATTTACGCCGAACAGCCTAGAGCTGACTGATGGTCAACGGGCGCAACAAGGGCGCATCATTTGAACGCGAAACAGCCAACGCCTTACGCGATGACCTCGGCATAGGCTTTAAGCGCAATCTAATTCAGTATCAGGAAGCCGATCACGGTGACTTGACGCCTGATGATCCGGCATTCCCGTTTACATTGGAGCTAAAACGCTACAAGGACGGCCCAATCGGCGGCGCGCCTGCATGGTGGGAGCAAGTTAAGGTTGCCGCCGAGCGTGAGCAAAAGATGCCGTGCTTGATATATAAATACGACCGTAAACCAATGCGATGTGTGATCCCGCTGGCTGCGCTAACAGATTGCGATCACGATTACAGGGTGGAGGTTGATTTTGAGACCTTCTGCTACATTGCGAGGGAGGCAATGCAATGATGATCCCAGCCGATCAGCTAAGTAATACGGAATACCACGCCAAGAAGGATCATATATCGTCTTCTGACGTTAAGCTGGTACACAGCAAGTCGCTGGCGCATTGGAAGGCGAAGACATACAGCCCAAGCCCAGTGTTTGACATGGGAACCGCCGTACACGCAATGGTGCTAGAGGATGGCAAGGGTATTATCCGCGGCCCAGAAACCCGCCGTGGTAAGGCTTGGACGGAAGCGCATGAAAAAGCACAGGCAAACGATCAGACCTTGCTGACCGCCGCCGACTATGACCTTGCGCGGAATATTGCCGATAGCGTGCTGTTTCATCCAGCGGGTCAACGCATGGCTGGGCCGACAACGGTTAACGAGGCCAGCTTTTTCGCCACCGACCCTGAGACTGGGTTGAAAATAAAGTGTCGCCCAGATAGCTATTGGGATGCCAAAGGCGTCCTATACGATCTCAAGACGTGTCAGGATGCCAGCCCTAGAGGCGTAGCGAAGGATATGGGGCCATCTGGGTATAATTACGCAATACAGCAAGCCTTTTACATGCACTGCGTAGAGCAGGCTGGATATGAGGCGTCACAATTTGTATTCGTTCACGTTGAGAAATCAGGCGCACACGCGATTTCGACAAATATCATACATGAGGAATATCTTGACTGGGCCAAGGGCGAAATGCACATGACCCTGCGCAAGATTGCAAAAGCCAACGAGGCCCAGAAGTGGGACACTGGTTGGTCAGACAT